GAGCTGCCGGGTCGCAAGCGACCCGACTCGTCTAGCGCCATGAAGACCCCTCCGGCTGACCGGAAAACAGGTAACAGTTCTACACAACCAGCTATCTTCAGCTTAACTGGTCGCTGCCTTGTCTGTCACCCCCGCAAATCCGCCCTCAACTGGGCGAGGTGCTTCCCACACACCACGGTTTATTAGAGCGTAAGCATGAGCGGCGCTGCACGGGAAGCCAACTTGGCCAATCCACCGCGAATCATGTATCGACCCGCGGCCGCCGCGTCATGAGCGACCCCGGTGGCAAACTTGGCGGCGACGGAGCCAGCGCCGGCAGTCAAGTTATGCCACCAATTGGTACCAGCCCTGTGGGCAATCTGTGCCACCTGCGCCCTGTGGTCAACCGGCGTAGCAGGGGCAGCGTTGTAAGCGAGACCCTGACCAACGTCAGGGATCCACTCCAGCACTGCCGTGATGCGCACGGTCAAACCCACATTGGCAGGGCAATCCCTCCAGCACAGCAATAGCCCACGAAGACTGTTCAATGCAGGGACAAAGGTGGCCGCCCCATTATTGATCTGGTTGTACAGGTGATCAGAATCACCCGGAGTCCACTTTGCTTCAAACATGCTCTTGGAGAGCACCGAACGAGCGGTGCAGAGCTGGAACATGTTGTTTGGCACAACATTGGCGCCACCTCCTGCCGTGTTCCAGTCACAATAACCGAAACCGATCTCACCGGTAAGGTTATTGTAACTGGCACCAGACGGGATGACCTCAAAGCACGCCGCAACCGCACGAACAGCATTGCAGGTGTTCGTAAGGTACGCCGCGCCAGGGCCGGATGCAGTTTGCACAAGCGCACCAGCAGCTCCAGAAGTATTGTTCGTGGTAAGAGTGGCGCAAACCCCGGGAAAGTACTGAAGGGTACCGGAAGTGATGCCAACTCCGGTATTGATGGTAATGTCAGAAGTGAAGCGGGTGATGTAACCCCTGGGCCCCCCATAAGGAGACACGAGTGGCCCAGAGCAGGGATCAACCACCAGTGCCTGGTAAGCAGACACTGTAGGGCCCTGCGGCTTCATAACTGCACGTCGTCGCGGCACTCTGCCCTTGCGGGTCTTCGTCTTAGCTTTCTTGCTCATGTCGCAGTATCTCCCACTGGAATCCTGGTAGGTATTCAAAGAAACGGTCAAATGAGGATACGGTGTGGCCGCTGAAACGGCTAGATCGGATGTACTCCTCCACAACCAACTGGGTCGTGACGTCTATACCAAAAGCCTTCTCGAAACTGATCCGAGACTCAGGGTGGATGTGTCTTGCGACACACCTAGCACCAGCTTGGCGTTGCAAACGAGCTTGGTATCCCAGGCCGCTAGCGCACAAATCCTCGTGCGCTAAGCGGCCTGTGATACCATTGTCAATGCCAAACTGGTACCACTCTTGGAGTACTGGGATGCCCGCAGCCATCGACATCCCGCACAATCCTATCGAACGCAGCAGGGTCCTATAGTACTTGATGCTCTCAGCATTAGCAAAGCCCACGTAGTCGCAGTTCAATGCCTTTACGCAATTGCGAACAAGCACGTACCCTCTCTCCGTCCAAACTGGTCTGGCCTGGCAGAATTCAAGTTCCTCTGGTATCATTGCAGGTGTCTCCACCTTCATCCGCAGGCCCCACTTCAGGTACCAGCCAGTCAAATCCAGATCGACCAGCGCCTGAAGTGCGTGCCTCTTAATGAAGATGACGAGATCGTCACCATCACAGAGGATCCTGGATTCCTTAACCAGGCCAGCCTCCTCCAAGAACATCCCTGCCAGCACGACGCTAATAATGCAATTGCCAAGGGATGTGTTGACATCCCCTGAGCAACGTATCGCGCCGTACCGCAGCTTCAGCCGTAGGTCTCCCAGCCTGCAGCTGCCAGTGTTGTCCAGCTGCAGGTCAAGCAGGCGATGTAGTAGCCTGTCTGGGAATATCCGCTTATAAACACTGTGCTCAAGTCTCAACAGTGTCGCGGATATGGACTGGTCAAATCGACTTGCGTCCAGTCCAACCCCTACATACCCGTCCTCAAAATGCTGGGCTATGAGAGCGCCCTTCTCCTCCATAGTCATGCCTTTCGCAATACAAGGCATGCTTTGTCCTGTCACCAACCTCAACGCGTCGAAGAGGGGCTTCTCCACTGGATGGAGGTACCTACCCAGGAGTATGTTGAACAACGGTGACCTTGGGTTGATCACACGTGGCACCTGCCTTTTGGAATGCACTGTTTTCTCCCACTTTATGAACAGGGCGGTGATTGCCTCCTCTCGAAGGCAAACCGGGCCAGCGTTGAATCGCTCCAACGCCTGTTCATACAGCTTTCGCGTGCGCCCCGGCCTTGTGGCGACATAAGCCGCCATGGTCATCGGGGAGGATACGTCCACTGCATGAGCAACCCTGTGACAATATTTTCGGCACTCCTCATGGCTTCTGTGGCAGCGGGGGGGAACTGTCCCTGCCTCATCAAGAAAGAGAACTCTCTCTTTGAGGCCTGCCAACACGTTGTCCAAACATTTGCGAAATGGGGCCACTGGCTGGGAAACTAGCCCAGAATCCAGCCTGTAGCATGCACCAGGCTTAACATCGGCCCAGCCAGGGTGTCCCAACAGTTTAATGCCACCCATCGGCGCTGACGAGTGACACACCACTGTTGGGACCCTGACTAGGCCCCATCACCTACCCGCCGGCTGAGCCTGGAAACCCAGCCGGCGCCCAATGTCTGCGTACAGACGATTGGCCTCATCCTCTCTGGAAACATAGAAAACAGCGTTTACCAGCTGCTCCCTAACCCTGTCCACATCGGTGGGCCGCATCCCATGCTCCCGCATCCTAGTCACCAGCGCCCGGCGCGCGCCATGCTCAGTAGCACTGTCTCTACCTCGACCAGCAAAGATCGAACGCACCTCCGCCACAATGGTAGCCAAGTAC